CCGTTGACTTCAAGGTTTAGGGTTGAGTTCTTATAAGCGCCAGCCAAGTAGCAAATAATCCACGCAAACTGGTAGGTATTGAGTTCTGATGAGCAAAACTCAGCCACCTGATCTAGCCCATCGGCGTAACAGCGGTAGACCTGCACACAAAAGCGGTCAGCCCAATCAGATGAACCATAGGCAGGGTCAGCACCGATCACATAGTAGGCAGAGTCTATTGGCTCTTCCCAAATAGTCATCGTGGCAAGCCGTGCGGTAGACTGTAGTAACTCAGTATCCTGAAAGTTTGCCCCCATAGAGAAACGGTAATAGTTTGCGTCTATAGATTTGGCTACTTTCATAGCATCAGTACATCTGCTGGTAGAAAAGAAAGATGAGCCGGTCATCACAAAGGCGTAGTCCTCTGTGGGAGGAAACTCTTGGTACATTAAGCCTTCGTCTTTGAGTCCTTCGTGCAGTTTCCAGCGCCACCAAGCCATCTGGCGGCTATTGATCTCGTAGTTGTAAACCTTTTTGATCTCTCGCGTCCATTCTTTTTCTTCTGCTGAGAGTTTCCCGTCCCAGTAGACGCGGTACACATCGGAGTTTGGGTCAGAAGCGTAAAGTTGATTGCGCCACCAGCCACAGAATATGGCCTTTTGGGTACGCGCTCTTTTGGCTGTTACCCACATGTCATGGAACATATTGAACCCACGGGCGGTGGATTCGAACATATAGTATCTGAGGGGGTTTGTTTCTGCGAGGGAGGCAAGAAGAGAGGCGAGTCCTTCTTCGTCACCCCAAGAAGAAGTCTCAGTGCCGTGCAAGAAAGTGATACCTTTACCGCGTCCCAGTGTGCCTTTTGATCTTGTGCCTGCGACTTGGTAGAACATCCTTGATCGGTTTTTGAGAACCATCTGGTTTCTGTTGTGGGACATGAGAGGAATCTTGTATTCCTTTGGTAGTCCGTCCATGTACATCTGTAGGGTGCTTCTAAACTGTTCACGGTTTTCCTCCGTATCGGTTGTAAGCGTGCCTTGCATACCGGGGTTTAGGAAGTGCCAGTACAAATCCATAGCAAGGCTGATAGTGGTGATACCTAACTGCCTGCCTTTAAGCACAATAAAGAAATGAATGTTGTCTTCTAAGCCCTTGGCTACCTCATCAATCACATAGGTCTGCGTACCTAATAGGGTTTCCCCCAAGGTAATCATGCCTTGTTCTTTGGATTCAATCTTTAGGTTGCGGCAAAACTGGTAAAACTTCTTGGTGTCAAACTTCATGCGCGAGACAGTATGGTTAACCCGTGGCAGTTACGGAATCGCTCATGCACCTGCCACTCAGGGTGTTCCTTTTCAAACTCCTCGATAGCAGGCCAAAGACCACGATCAGGTGAGCCATCATCTACCTCATTTTTAAACCCCCAAGGGGCATCGGTGTCGTGCATGATGATGTATTGCTTGGCTTTGGAGTGGTGTAACTCCAACTCCACCTTCAATTGCCCATAGGTATGCAGGGTGTCGATAAACAAAAGATCACAGGTAGGTATATCAATGTGCCGTGAGTCTGCCTGCTTAAACTCGATGCTGATCTCAGAGAGTTTGCACAGTTCTTCTAACTTCGGGTTTTGGCAGGCGTTAATATCCAAGTAGAGCATCCACTTGCCTTTGTAGGGGCTGGCCTCTAAACCAGCAGCCAAGGCGTAGGCAGAGCATCCTCCTCTTACCCCCATCTCAACTACGGAAGAACATTCTTGTGCGTAATCTCTAAGGGTAGTGAAGTGTTCCCACATATCGGTACACATAGGAGCAATCTGAGGGAGAACCTTATTTAAGTTTGACAATTTTTAGATACTCCTGACCCCAAGGGTGGTTAACCATTAGTTTATACGTTTCAGCGTGTATACCACAATAAGGATAGTCTCCATTAGGTTTAGAGTTTTCCTTATGGCTTTTCATGCAGCGCCAAAAGTAATCCTTATCCAGATTAGACGCTTGCTTAAACCAAGCCTGCGCCGTTTTCTTTACATCAAACCCCCGCACAGTCATTAGACTTGCCCCATCACAACTCCAAGCACGTAGCCACAGACAAGGCCAACGGCAAAGGCAAACAACACCTCGCTCACTCTTCTTCCACCACAGGGATGTCTCTCCACTCGCCCTTGATCATCTGCGCTGGCCCCATCCTGACGTTGACCGCATTGCTCCACCACTGCTGAAGCACATACTCCTCCAACACCTTCACGATCCTTAACTTAGCCGTAGGCTCCAACTGGTCTGTAAGTGCCATTATTCAATCCTCCATATCCGTATGCCATCGCCTTCTTTGCGGCAAACAAAACGTCTACCCAAAGACTTCCCATTCCTCAGATTCATATTCGATAAAGACTGCATCTTCATTCCGGTCACCAAAAAACTCTCCCCCACCTGCAACTGAGCATACGGATACGAATACCTCTTTCTCGGCTGCGGTATCGGTACGTTCTTTTCTATCTGATACATCTGTTCCATACATCCTCCTTAAACGATATAGGCGAATACTACACGAAATAAGCACATCTGGGAAAACCTGATTTTTCCTTGGGGCGGGGAGGGTTATGGGTCGCGCATCCAGAGAGTGCAAACCCATTTGATCGGGCATTTTTACCGGCACGAAATGAAACGAATGATTGGATTGTGCGTGACGCAATACGTTTAGGAATTAATTAAACGCTCATAGTGCCGTTACCCCATATCGGTTGGGCCTAGGGCATGGGAAATTCCCTAAACGCCGTGGGCGCGATTAGGATCAATCCCCCCATCTATCGCCGTCTGTCCTTACTGTCCTATATATATATAAGAACACATACAAATAGTAAAAGACTATCGTAGATAAGAATCCTATAAAAAAAAATATAGATTCATATAGGGCATTAATGCGTAAACGTGCTACTCTAATAACCGTTATATATGTACATTCCTAATCATTCTTAAAAGGGGTTCACCATGCAAAACGTCATTCTCAAATTGGAATCTAACCCGCGCTCTCTAGCCAATTACATTGGCCTATATGGCAAGAAGAGAGCGTATTGGCACCTGAGAAATCTAGGGGCCAGCCGTTATCAAGCATTGCGCTCGATTTTCTTTTCAATCTAATCATTAAGGGGATAATCATGGATATCGCACAAGTAATCACGGATCGAATCATCGCGGAATTGGAGCAAGGAACCGCGCCATGGGTTAAACCATGGAAAAGCGTTAGAAATGGTAACGCTAACGGCCAACCCTACAACCCGGCTAGCGGCACGATCTACCGGGGCGCGAATTGGACATATCTAACAATCATGGGCGCGACATTCTCTAGCAATGCATGGGTTACTCTAAAACAGGCCAATGCCCTAGGCGGACACGTTAGGGCAGGTGAAAAGGGAACCCCGATAGTCTTTTGGAAACCATTAGCCGTTAAAGACAAGGCCAACCCGGATCAAGTGAACCATGTGCCTATGCTTAAGCACTATTATGTTTTTAACGTAGAGCAATGCGAAGATCTAGCCCTACCCGTACGCGAGTCACTTGCACCTGAAACATGGGAATCATGCGAAAAGGCCCAATCCCTAACCGATTCCCTTGCGCTCGCTGGCGGCCTACGCCATGGCGGAAATGAGGCGTTTTTCCGCCCGTCTACCGATGCGATTCAAATGCCTGAAAAGGGGCAGTTTAGGGATCGAGAGTCTTACTATGCGACTCTCTTACATGAAACCATTCACGCTACGGGCCATGAATCACGCCTAAAACGTGAAAAGGGTAAACGGTTCGGGGATCACGCCTACGCCTACGAAGAGTTAATCGCGGAATTAGGGGCCGCCATGCTTTGCGCTCATTGCGGCCTTGACGGTGACCTACGCCATGCGGCCTATATTGAATCGTGGCTCAAGGCCCTGAAAGATGACAAGAAGTTCATCATCAGCGCGGCAGGTAAAGCGCAGGCCGCGATGGATTACCTAGTCAAGGGTAAGCAGGCGGAGTCAATCGAAGAAATGCCCCTTGCGGCCTAGTTTCCGGCCTTTTATCCCTTGCCCATGCGGTAGGGGATAACGGGCCGGGAATTACCCCGGCATTTCCTAAAAGGGGTTAAAAATGAAAGTTTTACTTTATGTGGAATGTGGATCATTAGACGATCTAGATGAAACGCTAGGGCATGGCGTGGATTTAAGCAGAATTCAAAAATATGCCGTTCTGACAATAGACGGTTCACCAATCGCTTATGAAATTGGGCAAGACTCCGCGCCCGATTTTCTCTCAGGTATGGCGATCAGGTGCGCTGGTATAACCGAAGAGTGAGGGGATAACATGAAAACTTTCCAAATATTCCGAACCGTTTCCTTTGAATATTTCATAGAGGCCGAAACAGAGGCCGAAGCGATTATGAAAATGGATAAGGGGTACGTGAAGCCAACAGACGAGACTGAATTATCCATGAATATAGTGGACACTCATGACGGGATTGATTGGGAAATTGAAAAGGTGAACCCATGATATTTTTATTTATCGTTTTCTAGCCGTTTTAAGGCCCTATACGGGCCTTTTTTCTTATCCCCTAGGGGCTAGCCTAGGCCATGTCCTAGCGTAGGCACCATGGCCCGATATGGCCCGTCACCATTTATGCCTATGCACTGCTTGCGCGTAAGGCTCCAATTCTCCCTAACTGCTGGCTTTGCAAAAATAAGATTGCATTTTCCATTGCAAAAAAAATCAGGATTTGGTTTTTAAGGCATTGCACTTTGCGTTTGCCATGAATTTAAGATTTAGGATTTCACACGTACACGCACTCCGCCTGCTGATCCGTTGGACAGCGGCGGTGCGAGTCCCAAAGTTATCCACAATCGCCCTATATGTCCTAAATCTAGATTAAACCTAAACCTAGATACTACCCACCTATAAACCTAGAATTTTATTTAACTAGAAGGTTTTTTATCTAGGCTATGTTTACATTCTAGAATTGATAAGTACTACGTAGATGTAAACCCTCTAGATGTAGGCATATAAGACATATAGTAGGGAGCATTGTAACACAGCACTTATTCACAACTTATCCACAGGGTTATCCACAGACATAGATTAGGGAAAGTACCTACTAAACTAC